GTTTTCCCCGCGTGAGCGGGGATGAGCCCACGTTTTTTGCAATCGCAGCGCCGCAGGCAAAGCGGCGCACAAATACGACCGAACCGAAACGGACTGACACGTATACCCCCCAGGGGGGTGGCCCCGACCGGGGCCCCGTCAGACCGCCGGTGAGGGGTGTAAACAGTGCGGAGGGTTCAAAACCACCCGCCCGAAACCGAAAAAGCCGCCCGGCGCGACGCCGAGGTGGCCCTGCAGGCAGGCGCGACGCCGGCCAGCGAGGAGACGACCATGCCTTCCGGTGGAGCCCGTGCCCGTAGTGGGCCGCCCGTCAACCCCAACAGTGCCCGAAGCGACGCGCGCGGCATCAGCTTCCGTCAGCTCGGCGGCGTACCCGCCACAGCGCCCGTCCCCGAGTTCGCTATGCCCCCCATGCAGTTGTGGGAGACCCTGCCCAACGGTGGCCGCCGGTTCCGTAAGCTGGCAACCGAGCTGCGCTGGAAGCGCGAACTCGAGCTATGGAAGTGGGCCTGGCGACAGCCCCAATCTGAGGTGTGGCGCGAGCAGCCCTGGATGACCTACAACGTCGCTCAGTGGGTGCGTCTTGCCGTCACGTGCGAGGAGGAGGGCGCGAAGGCGGGCGATAAGACCGCGCTCCTGCGCTTGGCCGACCAGATCGGCCTCACCGCCTCTGGCCTCGCCCTGCACCAGTGGCAGGTCACGACCGGCCAGCCCGCCGACCAGGCCGAACCCTCTGAGCGCCCACAGCGACGCCGCTCCTCCCGCGCCCGCCTGGCCGGTATGACCGTCGTCGACGGCGACGCAAATGGCACATGACGAATACGCGCCGCCCCCGCTCGCCCTAGACTTCAACCCTAACCACACCCTCGGGTTCCTGATCTCGGACTGGATCGAAGCCCACTGCCTCGTCCCCTCGGGCGTCTATTTCAACCAGCCGCTCGTGCTGAACGGGTGGCAGCTCTACTGCAACGCGAACCACTACCGCATCAAGGCCAAAGCCGTTGCGGACCCGCACCGGCTCGTGGAGCCCTTCACCTACCGGCGCAGCCTGTGGGTGGGCCCTCAGAAGTCAGGAAAGTCGCCGCTCGCGGCGGCGGTGGCGCTCGCGGAAGGCGTCGGCCCGGCCATGTTTGCCGGGTGGGCGAAGGACGGCGACGTGTACCGCTGTTCAGATCATGGGTGCGGTTGCGGGTGGGAGTATTGGTACGAGCCAGGCGAGGCCATGGGCCGCCCGCGCGACAAGAGCCTGATTGCCCTCCTCGCGTTCGCGGAAGATCAGACCCGCAACGTGTATGAGCCCCTGCAGGCCATGATTAAGAGCGGCCCGCTCGGCGATTTCGTGCGCGTCCGCGAGGGTTTTGTCCGTTTGCCGAATGAGGGGAAGATCGTGCCCGTCACTTCGGCGGCGCGCTCGAAGCTGGGCCAGCCGTTCACCTGTGCTATCGCGGACGAGTCGGGTCTCTACACGCCGCAATCGGGCGTGTTGAATACGTGGCAGACGATTCGTCGCGCGGTCGCTGGTATGCAGGGCCGCACGATTGAGCTCACGAATCCGTGGGACCCCATGGAGGATAGCGCCGCGCAGCAGGCCTATCAGTCGCGGGCGCGGGACATCTTCAAGTTTTACGAAAAGCCCCCGCTCGACTGGGATTACACGAAGAAGGCCGACAGGTCGAAGATTCACCGTTTCGTGTACGCCTCGTCGCCGTGGGTGGACCCGAAGGCGATCGACGCCGAGGTCGACGAGCTCATGGAAACGGACCCCACGCAGGCCGAGCGTTTCTTCGGCAATCGGCTTGTGCAGGGCAAGGGCTCATATCTCACCGAGAAGGTCTGGGACCGTCAGACCCGCGACACACAGCCCGAGCCGGGCTGCGAGATCGCCCTGGGCTTTGACGGTTCGCGGTCGGGTGACTGGACGGCGATCCGCGCCGAAACCGTCGACGGCCTGCGATTCACCCCCACGTACGGGCCGGATCAGCGGCATACCGTGTGGAATCCCGAGGAGTGGCCCGAAGGCCGCATCCCGCGTGGTGAGGTCGACGCGGCGGTCGCCGAGCTCATGGACCGCTACACCGTCCAACGCTTCTACTGCGACCCCCGCCACTGGGAAACCCAGATCGACCACTGGGAGCAGTTGTACGGCGATTACGTGGTGGTTCAGTGGCCTACGAACTCGATCACACGTATGTTCGCGGCGCTGGTGCGTTTCCGTGAGGACCTCGCCGAAGGCCTCACCACCCACACCCCGGATGAGACCGCGAAGCTGTGCGCACTGCACGCCCGCAAGGTCGCTAAGCCCGGCGACAAGTTCATCCTCGGCAAGCCCGCTGAGCACATGAAGATCGACGTACTTATGGCCGACATCCTCGCGCACGAGGCCGCGGCGGATGAGCACGCCGAAGGCTGGGAGCCCGGCGGCGCTATCAGCTTCGCATGGTAAAGGACACCAACCGTATGACTGACCAGATCACGCGCGACGAAGCTCGCCTCCTCGCCGAAGCTGAGAACGCCCTGAACCTCACAGCACCCGCCGACCGCAAACACCGCGCCTATTACGAGGGCAGGCAGACCCTTCAGCATCTTGGTCTGGCGCTGCCCCCGTCCCTCCGTACCCTTGAAACCGTCGTCAACTGGCCCCGCGTGGTCGTCGACACCATCGAGGAACGTCAGGACGTGCGCGGAATCATGGTCCCGTCGCATCCTGAGGTCGCTGAGGCTCTGCGCGCCATGATCGACGCGAACGACCTCGAGGCCGAGCTGTGCAAGTGGAAGCGCGACCGCCTTATTTACGGGCGGGCTTACCTGTCCGTCGGTGTGGGCGACGCCGAGGGCGATTACCCCATCATTTGCGTGGAATCCCCGCGTCAAATGACGGTCAAGTACGACTATCGCCGTAAGACGATCACGCACGCGGTGCGCATCGTGACCGATCAGGCCGTCGACGGCACGCAGACACGCTACGCGACGATCTACACGCCCGACACGACCACCACCTATGCGACGGTGGGCGGTGCCTGGCGCGTCGTGGACCGTGACGAGCACGGCCTCGGCGTCGTCCCCGTTATCCCCTCGTTTAACCGTCAGATGACGGGTGAGACCACGGGCCACTCGGAGATGGACGACATCATGGGCGTCACCGACGCAGCCGCCCGTGCGATCACGCAGATGCAAGCCGCACTCGAAACGAACGCCGTGCCCAAGCGAATCATCATGGGCGCCAAGCGCAGCGATTTCGCGGACCCGTCAGCCTGGACGAACTACCTCAACCCGTTCGTTGCCCTGCAGAACGCGGGCGCGAAGGTCACCCAGCTCGCCCCCGGCGAGCTGTCAAACTTCCACAACACCATTGAGTTGTACGGGAAGCTCGCCGCCTCGCTGACCGGCTTCCCGGCCCGCTATTTCGGCCTCATCACCACGAACCCGCCCGCCGAGGGCGCGATCCGCGCCGAGGAATCGAAGCTGGTGAAACGCGTGGAGCGGGTCAACGCGGAGTGTGGAGCCGCCCTCTCCCGTGCGCTCACAATCGCCGCAAGGATCATGGGCCACACGATCCCTATGGGCGCCGTGAATGTTGCCTGGCACGACCCGGCGACGCCCACGTTTAGTCAGAAGGCCGACGCCCTGCAGAAGCTCGCGGGCGGCAAGCCCCTGATTAGCCGCGAGGGCGCCTGGGACGAGCTGGGCTGGGATGACGCCCGCAAGGCCACGGAACGCGCGTATCTGCGCGAGGAGGAAACCGACCCGGACCTCCTGCGGCTCCTGGAAAAGACCACGCCCGAGCTGACCGACGAGACAGACACGCCCAATGGCCACGATCCCGCCCGCGATTGAGCATCACTACGCGCTGGTCCGTGAACAGGAGGCGCGCGCCCTGGCCACAGCGACGCGTCAGTGGCGCAAGCTCGGCCCCAACTGGATCACCGACGCGTGGCGCGAGCGCATCCCCACCGTCGCCGCCGCAATCACCAGCGCGCAGCGCACGGCGGCGGTCAGCGCCCTGGTCTCAGGTGCCCTAGCACTCGGAGAACAAGGCCAATGGGCGGAGCCTGACGGCCTCGTCGACCCCGACGCCTTCGCAGGCATCACCGGCGACGGACGCAGCCTCGACACCCTCCTGCGCGTCCCAGCAACAACCACCCGCACACTCATAGCCGACGGCATGGAACCCGCCCAGGCGCTCGCGGCGGGTGGCCGTCAGCTATCGATGATGGTCCTGACCGAGGTTGCGGACGCGGGCAGGGGTGCGGCTGGCGTGCAGATCGCCGCGCGGCCACGAACCGGCTACGTGCGTATGCTCAACCCGCCGTCGTGCTCGCGGTGCGTGGTCCTCGCGGGCTCGTTTTACCGATGGAACCAAGGGTTTTTGCGGCATCCCCGGTGTGACTGTAAGCATGTGCCGACCATGGTCGCTGCCCAGGCCGAGGCGTTCGCGCATGGCCTCATTGACGACCCGTACGAGATGTTTAACCGGATGAGTGAGGCCGAGCAGAATCGCGTGTTCACGAACGCGGGCGCGCAGGCGATCCGCGACGGCGCTGACATGTATCAGGTCGTGAACGCCCGCCGAGGCTTGGACTGGCGAAACTTCGGCGGTGGCCGCTGGCGAACGATCACGAAAGAAGGCATCAGCAAGTACGGCTGGTCGGGCCGCATCCTACGTGGACGTGAACGCTGGACGCCGGAAACGATCTATCGCCTGAACCCGAACCGTGAACAGGCCATTGAGGCATTGCGTGCGCACGGCTATATCACCGGGCGCGGGCAGTCGTCCGCTGGAGTCATTAGGGGCCGCCGCGAGGGTAAGAGCACGAATCTTCTGCAATCTAACCTCACCGCCGCCGAGCGCCGCGTTTTCATTGCCACCCGCGACTGGGAGGACGTGCAAAACGGCCTAAACCCCTGGACCCCGCGCGCCCAGGAACGCCACGGCGGCGCCCGCATCGGCGGCGCTGACTACCCCCTCACACGTGAGATCGCCGCCGAAGTCGAAGCCCGCTACTACGCGGCCATAGCCACAGGCGGCGAACTGACCCGGATGCGCGCGCTCCTGCGCGCCTCCCGCTAAGCCCCCGACTCGCGCCGCGACGGCACGCGTCGGCCCCCTCGAGTGATTCGAGAAAGGAATACACCCAATGCCCACCGAAACCACCGACCAGACGCCGGATACCAACGAGGCCGCCGCTGAGGAAACCCTCAACGAAGGCGGCGTCAAGGCCCTGCGCGCAGAACGCGACGCCCGTAAGGCCGCCGACGCCCGCGTCAAGGACCTCGAAGCCCAGGTCGCGGCCCTGACCGTGAGCCTCGAGGAGACCAAGACCGCCGGAACCGTCGCCGCTGAGCAGGCCGCCGCCCAGGTCGCGGAACTGCAGGCGAAGCTCGCCCGCGCTGAGGTTATCCACACGATGCGCGTGCCTGACGCGCTCGCGGACTTCCTGCAGGGCAGCAACACCGAGGAACTCACAGCGTCCGCCGAAAAGCTCCTCGCCGCGATCCCCGCACCCGCGCCGTCGGCTGACGCGCAGCCCGCGCCGCTGGCTATGCGTCCCGACCCGTCGCAGGGCGGCGCGCCCGAACCGGCGACCACCACGGACGCGCTCACGGCAATGCTGGTCGAGGCCGTCGGCGGGCGCTGACATCTGAGCAGCCCACCCCACCCTCACAATCTCATGCTCGAAGGGAGCACCCACAATGGCAATCACCAACCCCAAGAAGCTCGCCGATTTTAACGGCTTCATCAAGCCGGAACTCGCCGGCCCCATTTTCGACGAGGCCGCCAAGGGCTCGGCTGCTATGGCCCTCATGCAGAAGGTTCCGCTCGGCGCATCTGGCCAGGCCTTCCCCATCGTGACGGGCAAGCCCAGCGCCAACTGGACCGCGGAGGGCGCGAAGAAGCACACCACCGAGGCCTCCCTGGGTCTCGTGACCATGCAGCCGAAGAAGCTGACGGCAATCGCCGTGGCCTCGCAGGAGGTTATTCGCGCGAATCCCGGCGGCTACTCTGAGACCCTCGCCGGTCTGCTCGCCGAGGCTTTCGCCCGCGCGTTCGACATGGCCGTTTTCTTCGACAAGGGCGGCGACGGCACCGGAACCGGCCCGTTCGGCACCTCCCTGTGGAGCACCACCAAGTCCGTCACGCTGGGCGCCACCGCCGGCGCTAACGTCTACGACGACATCGTCAAGGCAATGGGCATGAACCTGCAGGGCACCCCCAAGAAGCAGGTCAACGGCTTCGCTTTCGACACCGGCTTCGAGGTCGACCTCCTCACCACCAAGGACGCGTCGGGCCGCCCGCTGTTCGCCGAGGCCTCCTATGACGGCCTGATCCCCGCCCTGCGCTCGGGTTCTATCCTGGGCCGCCCCTCCTACCTGCACGAGAACGTCGGTCTGGACAAGACCGTCGGCTTCGCGGGCGACTGGACCAAGGCCGCGTGGGGCACCGTCGGTGGCATCACCATGGACGTGTCCACCGAGGCCACGGTCACCATCGGCGGGCAGCTCGTGTCCCTGTACGAGCAGAACCTCGTGGCGATCCGCGCGGAGGCCGAGTACGGCTTCGCGCTCGCCGACAAGGAAGCGTTCGTCAAGATTATGCGCAAGTGACCGACCCGGTCGCTCACTTGACGAGCCCGTCGGGTGACCACGTCGCCGTGCCCGTGAGCCAACTCCCCTTCTGGGAGCGGCTCGGGTACGTGCGGCGTGGCCCCGGCGGGCTTGCCACCCCAACCGACGACGAGTGAAAGGCGGCCCCGCGTGGCCTACGCGACCGTAATCGACGTGGCGACCACCCTGGGCCGCCCAATCACAGACCCCGACGAGCAACGCCAAGTCCTGAACTGGATCGGCAAGACTGAGCGCATCATTGCGGCGCGCCTCGGAGACCTGGCCGCGCTTGATCGTCAGATCCTCGCCGACGTCATCTCTGAGGTTGTGGCCCGCCGCGCCCGCAACCCCGACGGCAAGCGGAACGAGCGTATCGACGATTACAGCTACACGTTGGATGCAGCCGCGTCGGCTGTGGAGCTGACCCTCACCGCCGATGAATGGGCGCGCCTGTCTCAGGACGGCTCCACGTCGGGCGCTTACATGCCGGTCCTGACCCCCGCGCCCTGGCTTGGGGGACATGACGCCGACACGACGCCGACGGGGGGCTGGGCATGAGCGCGCGCACCGCCGTCATAGCTGGCCGCCGCGCCGCCGAAGCCCTCATGGTTGACAAGGCGACCGTCACCCGCCCGACCGTCACCACAGGCGGCGGCGGCCTCGACGAGATCGGCGAAACCCCCGTCTGGTCTGGCCCCTGCAAAGTGCAGACGTACGAGGCGCACGAGACCGCGGCGAACGCCGCCGGCGCGCTCGTCACTATCCAGCGGTACTCGATTCACCTGCCTCACAGTGTGGACGTGGTTCGTGTCGGTGACCTGATTCGCGTCGCAGGCTATCTGAGCGTCTTTCGCGTGACGGGTTTGTTCGACAAGACGCACGTCACCTCGCGGCGCTTCCAGGTCGACGTGGAAACGAACGGAGACGACCTCCTATGAGCGGCATCGAGATCGACACGACTGAGGTCAGGCAGATCGCCGCCGACGCAACCCGTCTCCCCGGCGAACTCTCTCGCTGGCTTAGGCCCGCCGTCAGCAAAGGCGCGCTGAACATCAAACGCGCCATGCAGGCGGACCTCGAGCAGTCGGGCAACGCCGGTATCCGCGCCGTCGCCCGGTCCATATCGTACGACCTCATCGACGGGGACCACACCATTGAAGCGGAGATCGGCCCCGACAAGCCCTCGGGCGCCCTGGCGAACATCGCGTATTTCGGCACCTCGAGGGGCGGCGGGCACACCCGCGACCCTATCGAACCGCTGAATGAGGAAGCCGAAGCCTTCCAAAAGGCGGTCGCGCAAATTGTGGAGGACTTATGGGGCTGACCCTCGACATCATGAATCAGATGCGCGCACGGCTCGCCACACTCACGTCGTCGGGGACGTCTGTCAAAGCGTTCATCGGTGACCCTCCCGCCAACCCCGGTATGCCGTTCGTGTTCGTGTGGGGCCCGCCAACGCACGCCAAGTCCGAGGCCGTGGGCGGTTGCGGCGGGGATGTTGACGTGCGCCTGCACGTGCAGGTTGTCGCACCCACTACCGCGAACGTCTTGGACCTTGCAGATCAGGTGACCGCCGTCCTGACCGGTGAGGCACCAACGGTGCCAGGCTGGCGGTGTTTCCCGCTCAAGCACGTGGGCGTGACGGACGTGCGCTCGGACAACTCGACCGTGGGCGCCCCGGCGAACAGGGCGCCCCGCTACTGCACCGTGACGTTTCGCGCGCAAGCCACCCCCGAAACGAAGGAGGACTGAATGGTCACCGCATACAACATCAGAAGCCGGGTGTTCCAGGACATCCCCGAGCACTGGATCGGCCACCCGATCTGGGGTGAGGACTGGACGCTCACCCCGCCCCCCGAGGCCCGCGAACCCCTGTGTTGCGGCCAGGAGGAACCCACCGACGCCCCCGACAGTGGGGACGACACCACCGACCACCTCACCGAAGGAGACTAAATCATGGCAGGAGCAAAGACCCTCGCCGACGGCCGCATCACCCTGTGGGCGCTCACCGCGAAGCCGAAGAACCTGGCGAAGCCCACCATCACCGAAATCAATGCCGGCAAGAAGATTTCGTGCCACATCATGAAGTCCGACTACGCGCTCGGCGCAGACTCGGACACGGAGATCACCGAGCAGGAGATGTGCAAGACCGGCGAAGGCAAGGCCCCCGGCCCCACGTCCTACGCCGGCAACCTCACGGTTTTCCGATACCTCGACGAGGCCGGTAAGCCCGTCGCCGCCGACGACTTCGTCTGGGACCTCATTAAGAAGAAGGGCACCACAATCTGGCTTGTGGAGCGCGAAGGCCCCGTCGAGTCCGAGGAGATCGCGGACGGCGACATCGTCAGCGTGTACGAGGCCGTCCTCGGCACGCCGACCAAGCCGTCCGACCGCTTCGCGGGCTACATCAAGCGCACCGCGAAGCTGAACATCATGGACGCCGCCGAGGACGTGGCCGTCGTCATGGGCACGCTCTGACGGCCTCTCATCTCCCGCCCGGCAGGTTCCACAAATGGGCTGCCAGACCTGCCGGGCGGGCACCCCACACACAGGCAGCCCACACCCACAGCTACACACACTAGGAGCATGGCATGGCAGCCGACGAAGAGCTCACGATGAGCGACCTCAACCTCACCCACACCAACCCCGACGCCCCGGTCACCCCTGAGACTTTCGACCTCGCGGCCTGGATCGCGGGAGTCACACCCGTGCAGCGCACCGTCACCCTCTACGCAAGGGGCGACCTGTTCGCCGACCTGTCCGCCCTGGAAACGCGGTACGACGAAGCGAAGCGCGCCGCCAACGTCGACGACATGCGCGCCCTGAAAGAGCAGATGCGAGACATCGCCGACCAGATCAAGGCGTCGGCCCTCGACATCACCGTGCAGGGCAGGTCCGCCGAATGGGTGCAGCGCTTCCGCAAGGACATGGACGAGCGCGGCATTGACGGCGACCAGGCGACGCTCGAGCAGCTCGCAGCTCAGATCACCGCCCCCGAAGGCCTCACTGTGGACATGCTCGCGACGCTACGCGACCGCATCGAACCACAGGTCGTGGCCCTCGTTCAGGCGGTCGCCACCGTTAACACGATGAAGCCGACGATCTCGGTCCCTTCGTGACGGAGTGCCTGGACCGGCCCGCCTGCGCGTGGCTGGTCCGGGCGCTCCGAAGCGCGAAGAAATGGGGCCGCCGCCCGACCGAGTTCCTGGGAATCCCCGGCGACACATGGGGCGAACTCGACAGCACCCTCGCCGGGGCTCTCGACATGTACGAGGACACAAGGGTCGGCTCCTACGGATACCCCAAGCGCCTCACCGAGGGCGACTACGAGGGCTATTTCGAGGTCGAAGAACGCCAAGACAACGCCCAGATGGCCCTCGATCTCTGGCGTAAGAAGCACAAGAACGGGCCCGCGCCAGGCATGGTCCCGACGGTGGTTTTCACAGGCACCGAGGACTAGACGCCGGGCGGGGCGGCCCGTCACATAGCGGCGCGACAGCGCGGAAAGGCAAACGCCCATGACTGAACGGTCAATTAAGGTCACCCTGCGCGCGAACGTCGCCGACTTCAATCGCCAGATTAAGAGCGCGGCGACGAGCCTCGACCAGCTCGCCGCGAAGGGCGACCCCACCGGCAAGACCGCCGAGACCACCATGGGCCGCCTCGCCCAGTCCGCGCAGCTACAGCGCGCTGCCTGGGACACCGCCTCGACCGCCATGGTTGGCTATGGTGTCGCCGCGGCGGCCGCCGCCGGCTACGTCGTCAAGTCCTTCGCGGACTTCGATCAGGCAATGAGCAACGTCCAGGCCGCCACCCACGAGTCCGCCGAGAACATGAACCAGCTGCGCGAGGCCGCGATTCAGGCGGGCGCGGACACGGCATTCAGTGCGTCCGAAGCCGCCGGGGCCATTGAGGAGCTCGCCAAGGCGGGCGTATCCACCGCCGACATCTTGAACGGCGGCCTCAAGGGGTCGCTCGACCTGGCCGCCGCCGGCGGCATGGGGGTCGCCGACGCCGCCGGAATCGCATCAATCGCCTTGACCCAGTTCAAGCTCTCAGGCTCTGACGTCGGCCACGTCGCCGATCTCCTCGCCGCCGGCGCAGGTAAGGCCATGGGCGACGTGAGCGACCTGGGCGCGGCCCTCAAGCAGTCGGGCCTCGTCGCCTCACAGACCGGCCTCAGCATTGAAGAAACCACGGGTGCCCTGGCCGCGTTCGCCGCCGCCGGAAACATCGGCTCGGACGCTGGCACCTCGTTTAAGACGATGCTCCTGCGCATGACCCCACAGTCTAAGCAGGCCGCGAAGATCATGGAAGAGCTCGGAATTAGTGCGTACGACGCGCAGGGGCAGTTCGTCGGCCTCGCCAACTACGCGGGGCAGCTCCACGACAGCCTGTCAAAGCTCACCGCCGAGGACCGCCTGGCCGCCCTCAAAACGATGTTCGGCGACGACGCGGTCCGGTCGGCGTCGATCCTGTACGAGCAGGGCGCGCAGGGCATCCAGGAGTGGATCGACAAGGTCAACGATGCGGGCTATGCGGCGGAAACCGCCGAGGCGCGCATGGACAACCTGAACGGCGACCTCGAAAAGCTCGGCGGCTCGTTCGAGACCCTGTTCATCAAGAGCGGTTCGGGCGCTAACGACTTCCTCCGGTCCATCGTGCAATTCGCCGAGCAGGCCGTCAACGCTTTCAGCGCCCTACCCGCACCCGTGCAGCAGGGCGCCCTCGGCCTCGCCGCCTTCACATCCGCCGCGACGCTCACAGCGGGCGCCGGAATGAAAATCTTTACGACGATCACCGACATTCGCACCGCTCTGTCGTCCCTGAACGGCTCGATCCCATTCATCACCCGCATCGGTAGCGGTTTTTCCGCAATGAGCGGCGGCCTCGCTGAGGCGCGCGCCGCTATCGGAGGCTTCGGCAACTCCTGGGTCACCGCACGCGCGAACGGCGTGTCGAACGTGCGCGCTCTAGCACAGGCCGCAACCCCCGCCCTGTCTGGAATCGGCACCGCCGCGAAGGGCGCAGGTAACGCCCTCCTGGGCGCTTTCGGCGGCCCGTGGGGCCTCGCCGCCACCGCCGGAATCGTGGCGCTGACCAGCGCCCTGTCTGACTACCAGGCGAAGCAGGCCCGCGCAACGGCCATGGCTCAAGAGTTCGCTAACACGCTGGACGCTGTGTCAAACTCGGCAACCGAAGCCACGCGCGGGGCCGCTCTGAAGCGCCTGAACGAAGAAACCAAGACGTTCTGGGGCGGCCACATGTCGGGCGCGTCCGCCTTCGAGAAGCTCGGCGGCGATATTAACGATTACGTCGACGCCGCCATGGGGTCCGAAGAAGCCAACGCGCGCGTCCGTGCGTTCCTGGACAACATCGACAAGACGAACGTCCGGGGCCCCGGCCTGAGCACGTGGGGCAAGGAAACGTTCGACAATGTACATGACGCGCGTCAAGCCCTGGACGAGGCGCAGGCGGCCATGGGCAAGGCCGCTGAAATCAACGACCAGGCCGCCCGCGCAGGCGTGGCTAACGCGTCGGCTCAGGACAAGCTCGCCGGGGCCGCCAACCAGGCCGCGAAGGCCATGGAGGACCAGGCGAAGGCGACGCACGACCTGATCGACGCCCAGAAAACCCTGCAGGACATCATCTTGGGCGAGCGCGGGTCGTGGCGTGGCCTGTATGACGCGATTGACGCGGCGAACGCAGCCGTTGAAAAGAACGGGCAGACGCTCGACATCACGACCGCCGCGGGTCGCGCCAACCAGGCCGCGCTCGACGACCTCGCCAAGAGCGGCTGGGAACTGGTCGAATCCATGGAGAAGAACGGGGCGACCATGGAGGACATGCAGGCCGCTATGCAGCTGACGCGCGACAACTTCATCAGTGTCGCGCAATCGATGGGCCTGTCAGCAGATCAGGCCGCCGCGCTCGCGGACCAGCTGAACCTCATCCCGACGAACATCGAAAGCCATGTGACCGCTGAAACGCAGGCGGCGAACGCGTCCGTTGACGCGTTTATAGCCTACGTGCAAGCGCAGAACGGCGGCACGATCACGATTAACGCCGTCAACGATTCGGCGATTACGACCATCCTGGAAACGCTCGGGTATGCGAAGAACCAGGACGGCACGATCACGATTGACGCCAATTCTGACCCGGCTATCGCGCAGTTGGCCGCGTCTGTCGGCCAGGTGGACGCGGCGACCGGCACGGTCACGATTGACGGTAACAACGCTCAGGCGAACGCGAAGCTCGAAGTCATCAAGGCAGCCATCGACGGATACAACCCTTACGTCAACATCAACGCCAATGATTATGTCAGCGGCAAGATGGAGGGTATCAAGGCCGCGTGGAATGGGCAAACCTGGTATGTGAACATCGTCGGCCAGTATTCGCAGAGCGGCGGCCCGTCTGCGCAGGCCGACGGGTCGGTCCTGTCTTTCTACGCGGGCGGCGGTTTCCACAGGGAGCGGCACGTCGCGCAGATTGCCCCGGCGGGTGCCTGGCGCGTGTGGGCTGAGCCAGAAACCGGGGGCGAGGGCTATATCCCGCTCGCCAAGTCGAAGCGGAAGCGCAGCGAGGCCATTCTCGGGCAGATCGCCGATATTTTCGGCGGCACCTACATTCCCGGTCATGCGACGCCGTACGCGACCGGCGGCGTGGGAGGCAATTCCACGGGCGCGGGGGCGGCGAACGTCCACGTTACGGCGGTTGTCACCAACCCGTGGACGGGTGAGCAGGCCCGCGCGTTTGCGCGAACCGAGGCCGTCAAGGTCGTGAGGAGTGTGCAGTAATGGCAATCAAGGCATGGATTCACAGAGAGACGGGGCTGCCCTGTTTCTACCTGGACGGCGCGGACGCTGCCCTCGCAGTGAGCGACGGCAACCGCGTCATCCTCCCCGCTGAGGCGGGCCGCGCCGCTGTGTCCGTGTGCGACCCGCTTGCGCCGCCCGGCGTGGCGACGACCTACACGGTGGGGACGCAGCGGTTCACGCTCACACGCCGCGGCGAAGGCTACGCGATCACGAGCCTTGACTCCCGGGCGCGGGCGGTCGTCTCCTACATCGGGGACGACGCGCGCGAGTATGAGACGCGTGCGACCGCGACGGACATCAACGCCCGCCGCACACCCGTCATCAGGTGGGCGGGCGTTGCCGCCGCCTACACCGGCAAGCTCGAACTTCTCGCTTACGCTGAGGAGAGCGCGCGCCTAGAACGCATCCTCGAAGCCAGGCAGCCGGTGATCGCGGTCCACTCTCACGACTCCTGCGACCTGCAGGACTGCGACATCCCCGCCGTGCGCGTCCTCGCTATCACGCACGCAACGAGTCAGCGGACGGGCCGCCGAGACCGGGTCCGCCGACAGTGGACGCTCGATTACAAGCAGATCGACATGGACGAGGCGCGCGCCCTCGTCGGCACTATCCCCGTGGTCACGTGGGGCGCGTGGGACGCGCGCTCGAAGTGGCGAGGCCGGTCCTACGTGGACCTCCTGCGCGAATATGCGGGGATGCCATGAGGGGCGGGCCGAACGCGGCGGCGCTCGCCGCCCCCGCCACCATCGACGTGTCCGTGTCGTCGGTCCTCGCTGGGCGTGTCCTCGCTGAGGACATTCCCGTCGTTAGCGCGCAGCTCGAAGCGTCGACGGATCGCACGCCCCGCGAGCGCCTCACGCTCGAGGCCCCGCATGGGTGGGTGCCCCGTGAGCCCGGCGCCCCGCTGAACAACTTCGGGCAGCGGTTGCATGTCACGCAGACGATCGCGACCGGGGGCACCACTGCCCGCGTGAAGGTCGGGGTCTATCAGATCGACGCGTGGGAAGAAACGAGCGCCGGCGGCGTGAGCGTCACCGCGTACGATCTCCTGCAGCGGTGCGAGAAGAACCCGATGGATTGGCCGTCGTCCCCGCCCGGCGGGGCGACCGTCTCGAGTGAGTTTCAGCGCCTCGCGGGCGCGCCGGATGAGGGGGGCCTGCAGGTGGTTGTCGACGACGGCGACCAGGCGATCCCGCGCACTTTCGAGTGGGGCACGTCGCGTACGGAGGCCATGGGGAAGCTCGCCGAGGCTTACGGGCTCGCCTGGGCGGTACGCCCCGACGGGGCCTTGCACGTGTGGAAACCGCGCGTCGGGGTGGCGTCTGAGACGTACACGGGGCGCGACCTCCTCATCGAAGCCGCCCGCAAGAGCGCCGAGCGACGCCCGAACAGGTGGTTCGTCGGCACGACCGGCGAAACCCCCGAAGGCGGCGGCGACGCACCCCACTACAACGGGATAGCCACCTTGTATGACGCGCCGTACCAGCCGTCCGTCTACGGCGTCGTGACCGAGCGTAGCGAAATGCAGATGACGGACCTGCAGGGCACGGTTCAGCAAGCCGCCGAGACCTACCGGGCGAAGGCCCTCGCCGCGCGCGGCACGCGCAGCCTCGCCCTCGCGTCTGACCCGCGCATCGAGCTGTGGGACGCGATCGCGGTGGAGACGGGCGAGGAGGTCGTGACCGGCACCGTCACCGGCTACTCGATCGATCTGGCCGATTCTGACGCGCAAATGCGCGTTGACTTGGAGGTTTACGCAAGTGTCAACGCCCGATAGCCTGTCCGATTGGCTTGATCTCACCCACCAGCGCGGCCCCGCCCCTCACACGGGGCCTGTGCAGGGCACGGTGACGGGGATCGTCGATCAGGCCGCCGGCCTCGTCGAGGTCACCCCCCACGGCGCGCCCCCCGGAACGACGGTTGTTGTCCCCTCGACCGCTGGCATCACCTGGCAGGGCGCGCCCGTCCGCCTCGACCGCGACACCACCGGCGCCGCAACCCTCGCCCACGCCCCCACCGTCACCGCGCCCACCGGCGTTGTGACGGTGCCAGTGGGCGAGGCCGCCAAGGCCGCCCGCGACGCCGCGAACCAGGCGTCCGCCGCCCTACAAGGCGCACAGGCCGCCATCGAGGAAACACGCGACGACCTCACCAGGAAGATCGCCGAAGCCAACACCGGCCCTATCGACGGGGCACGCATCAAGGCCGGCACAGTCACCGCCCGCGAAATCGTCGCAAGCGAGGCCCTGTACGCCAAGCTCGCGGCGTTCGACACCCTCACGGTGGTTGACAAGATACGCGCCGAAAACGCCGTCATTCCCGGCGAGCTGATCGCCGACCGCATCACCGGCAAGTGGATCAGCGGCGCCCAACTCAGGGGCTCGGAGTTCGTGCTCGGCGGCGTCGGAACCGCCCGCACCCAGCGCGGCGACAATCTCATGCTTTGGCGCGCCAACTTCACCCAAGGGGCCCCGAACGGCCAGAACCCCGAGACCACCGCCCGCTGGCAGGGCACACACAACGTGTTTGAGATCGCTAAACCCGCATGGGGGCCCGAGCACGTCGAAACCACCCAGACGCCCACCACGGGCAAGGCCGTGCGCGATCTGCGCGTGACCCTCACCCTGACCGCCCCCGCCGGCGCAACCGTCACGGCGACATACCTGATCGGCGGTGACCCCGCCGTCGTCTCCACCTCCACCAGCCAGGCAACCACCCGCACCCTGACGCTGAACGTCGGCGACCTCGAAAGCACTGACCAACGTCAAATCAGGGTCACCGCGACCTGGCCGCTCACTGTCGCACCGGCGGGCCGCCAATGGCCGATCCGACTCACCCTCACCCGCTGGGACGAGGCATACTCAGACCCCGCGCCGTCGCGCATCAGCATGACGCGCACCAGTCAGAACGTGCAGATACAGCTCGCCGACGGCAAAGGCAACGACACCGCCCTCACCCCCACCGGGCTCGCCTACTGGCAGACCATCAACGGACGCCGAACCCTAGTCTCTGAGCTGCCCTGGGCGGCGCTCGCGGACAAGCCCGCTTTGTGCTGGGCATCAGGGGAAGTTGAGTCGGTGGTTTTCAACGGCGACGTGTGGAATCGCCTGCAGCTCATGTCAGGCGGTCGCAAGCTGGTCGAAACCGGCGGCACGTGGCACAAGTCGGACGGTGGTCAGACGGTCACGGTCCCCAAGGCCGGCGTCTATCAGGTCGAGGCGTGGACGGCGATCAAGTCGTACAGCTGGGACGGGACAGTGCTGCTCGCGGTCACGAACGCCGCGAAGGGGGCCGTCTACTCCCCGACTTCACAGTTTGGGTCGCTCTACGCGTACGGGGCAGCCGGCCCCAACCAGTACATGACGATACGCACCTCGGGCCTGATCCGGTGCGGGGAAGGCGAGCGAATCGGCCTAGCGCTTCTGTCAAATCAACCTGCCTACGCGACCTTGAAGGATTACCGCTTCACCGCAACCTACCTACGACAGTAAGGGGAAACCGTGACCATCGAGAACTGGAACAGGGTGCGCACGCCCGAAGCGGGCGAGGACATCCTCGCCACCTGGCCGAAAACCGCCGCATCAATCAGTCACATCATTCACGTGGATACCGAGGACGAGGCGCGCAATATCCTCGACGCCGCTGCCAGAGCCGGGGCCACACCCACGGCGGGACGACCCGTCTACTTCGACCTTGCGAACCACTTGTATAAGTGCGTCGGCGCGAAAGACCAGCGCGGAAAGTGGAGCCTCACCCGGATAACGCCGGTCGTCACGTATGGGGCCGCCGCGGGCAACTGGGTCGTCGGCGGCAAGGCAGCGGTACCCACCCAGTCGGATCGCGTCGAACAGCACGGGCGTTGGACTGGGTTCGCGCAGTACGAGGGTATCGCGGGGGCGAAGCGGTGCGTCACACCGTTTATTAACTTCCCGGTCGCTTTCCCCGGCGACTGTGTCCACGTTGGCGTCACCTTCGCGTACGGGCAGGTCAACGCCGACGTGAACGCACACGTCCCGGCCAGCTGGGCCGTGGACATGCTCAACGCGACCGGATTCCGCCTCACCCTCCCAGGCCGCGACGTAGCAACAGCCGTGGCCTTCACTTTCCACGCAACCGGCTACTGATAGGAGCCCCCATGACCACGAAGGGCGAAGCCCTCGCCTCCTGGATGACCTACTACACGACCGTCGCGGACGTCGGCTATTCCCAGCCGAACCGCCAGTCAATCAACGCACTGACGACGCCGATCCCTGGCGCGGTCGCCGAGGCAGACTGTTCCTCCTCTACCCTGGCCGCCGCCCGCCGCGCCGGGCTACCCACCGGCTACGCAACTTACACGGGGGACATGCGCGCCGGGCTCGCCGCCGTCGGCTGGGCCGTCATCCCCTACGCGCAGACCGGCGGCGACGCCGACAACCTCTACCCCGGCGACCTCCTCCTGTCCGAGGCCGCATCCGGCGGTGTCGGCCACGTCGCCGCCTACATCGGCAACGACACGGTCGCCGAGCTCTGGATCGACGGGCAGGGCGACATCATGGGCAGCGCTGAGGGCGACGGGGCCGGTGACGACACCGGCGGCGAGTCCCGCGTCGTCGGCTTCTATGCGCACCCTTACACGGTTCGCGGCCTGTGGACGCACGTCCTGCGACCGCCCGCCGAAGCCGCCGACGACACCACTTCCACAACCTCGGGCGCGGCCCCCGCGCACGCAGCAATCACGACCGATCTGATTGGAGACGACATGTACATCATTTGCACCCGCACCCCTTGGGGCGAGTGGGCTTACGCCCTGATTCACGCGACCGTGGGCGGTGCCCGCGCTATCGACAACACCTACGGGGAGCGCGCCGCGTACGAGCGGCTCCTTGGCGAAGCGAAGGTCGTCGAGTGGGACTTCTACAACCTGCACGTGCGTCAGGCGTGGGAGCGTCACAATGCCGCCGTCGCCGCGATCCGTGGGGGCGTGCGTGAGGACGTGGACGCGGCTGCGCAGCGCGTCATCGACGCCACCAAGAAGGAGGCCTGACGTGAATAGCCTCCTCCTCGGCCTGCAGTCTGATCCGTTCCTGGTGACGGTCGTCGTCGGCCTCATCTGGCCTATCGTGCAGGCGGCGCTTGACCGCCCGTACTGGACGCCTCGCCGCCGTAAGGTGCTGCTCGCGGTGGTCGCCGTCGTCGTCTCCCTGGCCGTCTGGGTATCGGGCTCCTACCCGGCGACCTGGCAGCTGTTCCTCGCGCAGGCGTCCGTGTTCCTTGGTATCGCGTGGAGCGTCTTTCAGGTGCTTTCCGCCGTCAAGATCAACGGTATTTCTATCATTGATTGGGCGGGTGCCCTGACGCCCGGCGGCGAAACCGTGGACGAAGTGCGCAAGTACGCCAACCTTAACGCTTTCCTGGCCTCCCGTGACGCGGGCGGTGACCGTGCCCAGTGAGCCATATCCTCACCGATCCCAAGGTCGTCGAGGCCATTAACGGCCTGGTCGCCGTCATGATCGCCGGGCTGGGCGGCGCCGCCGCCGTCGGCTTCGCTCGCCTGAAAACGAGCATGGAGTCGCACCTGCAGCGGGCCACCAGGGCCGCTGAGGAGGCGAAGGCCGCCGCCCAGTCCGCCGACGCGCAGGTCAGTAATGACCACAGCACGAACATCAGAGACGACCTAGACGCCGTGCGCGACACGGTGACTGCAGTCAGTGAAGCCGTCGACCGCGTCGCGTCCACGCTCGACGGGCACGGTGAAAGCCTGTCGGACTTGAAAGCGAGGATCGACCGTATCGATGAGCGCGGCGCGCGCATGTCAGCCGAGATACACGACGAGCGCACCGCCCGCGAAGCGGCGACGCGCCTGATCGACGCTCACGCCCACGATACCCACAGGTCAATCTACGACCGCATCGAGGCGCTAGAAGCCCGCGCCGAAAAGTAACCCGCCCCGGCGCCGCGACGACCCAGCGAGGCTCGCGGCGCATGGGGTGGGCCACCCCCACACCGCCCAGCTACACAGTGAGGATAAGGAATGACCGCCACCATCAAGGGCCACGTCAAAGACCCTACCGGCAAGCCCGTTACAGTCACCATTACGGCTACCCCGAACCCCAATCCCGCGCGCACGTCGGACGGTGACCTCGTCGTCCCCGGCTCGGTAATGAGCGCTGGCGACGACGGGCACGTCACCGCCGAACTAATGCCGGGCCGCTACGTTGTGTCCGTCGCGTCTCCGACCGGCCTCCTCGCCGAACGGGACGTGACCCTCACCGACGGCCAGACCCTGACGCTCGGTGACCTCCTCACCGCCCCCGCGCCCGGCCCCGGCGGCACCCCTGCCACCGGCCCCGGCGGGACGCCCCTCGTCGACGAGCAGGGAAAGCCCCTAACCCTCGCTGACATCAAGATCGTCAACACCCGCGCCGAAGCCGAAGCCCTCCCCGACGGCGCCGTGTACCTCCTCACCGAGCAGGCAGACGAGCCCGGCCACGACGACCACGGGGAAACCCGCCCGAACCCCGCGGCTGGCCCCACCCTCGTCGCCCACGCGTCGGGCCAGCACATCGGCGACACGATCACGATCCGCACTGACGGCCAGGCGGGCGACAGAACGGTGATCGCCGTCAACACGAAGGCCGTCAACGGCCAGACCTTCACCTTCCCCACGGGTTTTGAGACGCTCGTCGAACCGTACTGGATCGGCACCATGAGGTTCACGGTGGCAGTCGGCCCATGGTCGCCCGAGCTGACCGTGCGCACGTCGCAGCCCGTCGAGGCCGCCTGGGCAGCAGTCACCACCCGCGGCGGCGGCACGCCGATCGTCGGCCAGGTCAAGAAACGCCAAGCCGACCCCGCCGAGACGGGCACCTGCACGGCCCCCGAAGTCCCCACGACAACCGGCCTGACGCTCGGTTTCGCGTTTGAGCGCACGACGGCGCCGGAAACCGCCGACCAGGTCACCATCAATGCCGGGTGGGAGCGCCTCGAGTTCGCCGCACAGGAGGGCAGCAACCTACAGACCGTCCTCGTCGCGCGTCGCACTGCGCAGGCGGGCGACCTCACGGTCACCTACCCGAACACGCAGACCTCCAACGGTGCGGGCGTCCAGGTGGTGATTCCCAATGCGTGACGCCATCGAAAACGCCGCCCCCACGGGCCGCGTGCTGCGCGTGCGTCGCCGTGACGGCGGGGACGTGACAGGCCGCCTGTACCGCCGCCGAAGGGCGGGCGGCGACATCCCCCTGCGACCTCGCACCGCGACCCCGGCGGGCGCGTCGCGTGACCTGGTCGCTGAGTTCCTCGCGCGCCGCCCCTTCTACGTGTCTCACAGGCTCGGGGGCACCGAGTACCCCGAGTTTACGCAGGCCGGGCTTGACGCGTCACTGCGCGCAGGCTTCAAGGCCCTCGAGGTCTCCCTGCGCAGGTGCGGCTCGGGTGAATACGTGATGATTCACGACTGGACCACAGAACGGGTCGTGCCAGGCACGAAGTACCCGATCTGGTCGACGCCGTGGGACACCCTGAAAACCCTGCGACAGGGATCGGGGCCGTTCCTCCGGTTCACTGACCTACTCGAGCAGTTGCCCGACGATGTCATCCTGGCCGTCGACCACAAGGTGACCTCGTCGAAGCAGGACGCCAACTCATCGGACCTGCAGTCTGAGCTCGACCTCTATACGCTGCTTGACGACGCGTTCAACGGCCACCCCGAACGCCGGGTGCTCTGGAAACACTTTGTCAACGCGGGGTCCGTGGACCGCGCCAAGGCACGCGGATATAGGAGCATGTGTATGTTGTATCCGAACGAGCTCGCCGCCGCCGACCCGTCCCGCTGGGACGTTCTGGGCATGGAGTGGAACGCCCCCGCCGCCGCCTGGCAACAGCTCACCGCGACCGGCAAGCCCACCATCGCGCACATCATCACGAACGAGGGACAGGCGCAGCAGGCCCTCGCGAAGGGTGCGGGCGGCCTCATGGCCTCCTGGCCGACCACCGTCCACCCCTGAGCCCCCGCGCTCACGCAAAGCCCCCACCGACCCGTTTCTGGGCGGTGGGGGCTTTGTTGTGTTTCAGGCGGGGAACATATCGGGATTTCCGAATAGTTCATCTTATTTGCGCAGGTCTGTGCGCGCGCCCTGCCCAGGCCGCGAGGCCAGCCACGCGTCGATTGTCTCAGGCGACCAGCCGCGCAGCGGCCCTGACGGGGTCGTGATGATGACATCAGCGGGAGGCGTTAGCCCCTTGCGCATGTAGGAGCGAATTGTGGCGACGGCCAGGCCTGCGCGGGCGGCGAAGTCGGCGGCGCCCAGGTACTCGCGTGTCATTATGCCTCCTTGGTTGTTCGGGTGATGATTTCGACGGGGATGTCCTCGCCACTCAGGAACGCGAATGCGCGCCCAACGCACGCCTGGTACGTGGATAGGGGGAGCCGTGCTGCCCACTCGCAGCCCTGTTCGTACGCGGCGCGATCGACATAGGAGATGAGGGCGGTGGGGATGACTCGCACGTCCTCGGTCTCATCGTCAGCGGGGGCCGTGAGCACGTCGACGCAGTCGAGGGCGGCGTCCTCGAGGTTACCGAGCAGCATGTGGACGCTCAGGGGATCGCGTGGCGTGCCCTTGCCGATCTCCCAGGAGCGGATCGCGCTCTCGGGGGCGTCGATGAGGTCGCCGAGTTCGGCGCGTGTGAGCCCTAGTGCCTTGCGTCGGCATCGAAGGCCGGCGGGGGTCAGTGGTTCGGTCAATTTGTCCTCCTATGGGTTGGCCCCCGCGTCCTGTGATGGGGCGCGGGGGCCTGGTGGTTAGGGGTCAGTCGAGGAACTTCTCAACGTCGCCGCCGATCTCCTCGAGGACTGTCAGCGTCTCCCAGACGCTCGAGTAGCCGTCGGTCAGGGCCTGCGACTCGCACTCGGCGGCGATCGCGTTGAGGATGCCGTCGCGGGAGCCGTCAGCGAAGTTGTACTCGCCGAAAATGCGCGCCTCGTCGGCTTCGGTGTAGGCCAGCGGAACCTCGGTGATCTTGAAGCCGTTGCAGGCGAGCAGCTCGCGATCCTCACCACTCATACGGACGGCGGCATCGATGAGGGCCTCGCGCAGCTCCTCGACCTCGTCGCCCGGGAGGCTGGCCTCGAACCACTCCTCGGCGGTCTCACGCTCCCCATCGATGATGAGGTAACGGGCGAAGCGGTCGGCGTTGGTGTCGGTGATGTAGGTGACGGTGGACATTTGTGATCTCCTTCTTTGAGGTTCGGGGGGCTTGTTCCCTCCCGATGCCTCAACTATAGCCCGCGCACGGGCTACTACGCAAGCCAACTTAGGGAGACGTGTATCACATGCCAAGTTGCGGGGTGGCACCGCCCAACGCTGCGCTCATAGCCTCGGCAGCCCCTGCGTACGCATCGGGCGCGAGGTGACCGTAAACGTCAACCGTCATTTGAATGGACTCGTGCCCCATGCGCCGCTGGACCACAGGTAGGGGGACGCCGGCAGCGATCAGCGCCGACGCGTGCGAATGACGCAGATCATGCACGCGCGGACGCGGCGACAACCCAGCCGCATCACACGCTGGCCGCCAGATGTGATTGTGGAATGGGGCCGACGTGATCGGGCCGCCACGTCGCGCGGTGAATACCAGCTCATCCGATGCCTTACCCGCGAGCGCGCCGCGCAGCTCAGGGACCAGGGGCGCGGGGATGGTGACTGTTCGCCGCCCGCGCTTGGTTTTCGGGGCCCCTAGATAGCGGGAGCCGTGTTCGCCAACCTTCCAGGCCTTATTCACTCGCACGACAGGTTGCGCGACATCGAGGTCGATGTCGGCGACCGTGAGGGCGGTTGCCTCGCCGAATCGGAGGCCGAGCCCGTACATTGCGGCGACGAAGGCTTGGTAATCGGCGGGAATCTGTGCATGGAGGCGGGCGAACTCGTCGGGTGTTAGGAAGCGCATCTCGCGGGTGGTCGCGTCTTTGGGGAGGGGGACGGCCTTCGCGGCGTTGCGGGGGATCACGTCCTCGTTGACGAGGCGTTGTAGCGCGGCGGACAGGAGCGCCTGTGCGTTGCGGATGGTCTTTGCCGACGGTGGCCGCCCGGCGGTGGCCCCTCGAGTGACGGGCGTGCGGCGCAGTTCGGCAACCCACTTCGTGACCGTGTGGCGTGTCAACATGTCGACGGGGATAGGGCCGAGGTGGGGTTCGATGCGGTCGCGCACGATCTGCCTGTACCGGCTGATCGTGCCCGGCGTCGCGGACGCAGCTAGGGCTTCGAGGTGGTGTTCGAGAGCCGCTGCGACGGTGGGCGTGTCGGCGGCTGCGAGGTCATCGAGGCTGCGCAGCTCGCGGGCGGCGGCCCCGCCGACGCGGTCGACGAGGTCGGCGAAGCGCTGGGCGCTCGCGGCATCGTAGAAGGTTTCAACGACAGGGTTTCGGCCCCCTGCGCGGTAGCGGACGCGGTATACGACGGTGCCGTCACGGTGTGTCACTGCCTTGACAGATGCCATCTTTGCGCCGCCTTGCTTGATCTTGAGCGTGTTTGCTTGGTCTTGATTGTACTCTGATAACTTAGCGTGTGTGTCACGCAAGCGTGTCACGCGGCCCCCACACCCTCAGTTTACCGCAGAATAGTGCGGTTTTTGTTGTGAGGGTGTGGGGACCATGTCTTCCCACCCGCGTGTGTCGCATAGTGCGCGCACTCACGTCACTGGCTCGGTGCCGCGAGAGCCACCTTCGTCAGGTTCAGCGCTGACGACGCTTAACGGCGATCAGCGAACCACCCGCAAGGGCCACGATTCCGGCAAGAACGCCGACGTTCGCAGCGTCAGCACCGGTCTTCGCCAGGCGCGGGGCCGGAGGCGTCGAAGGCGTCGGGGTCGGCTCCGGCGTCGGGGACTCCGAAGGCGTCGGGCTAGGCTTC